GCGGGCGGCTCGACGACCTACGACCAGAAGAACGAGCGGCAGATGAAGAACCCCGCTTCCCAGGTGTTCCGCGATCACTCCACGGCGTTCCTTGAGTTCGCCAAGCAACTGGGCCTCTCGTTTGTTGCGCGCGCTCGCGTGACTACGGCAAAGGCGGATGCTTCCGATGACGGCAACCCGTTCGCAGTCAACCAGTAAGGCATGCTCGGCCGCCCTGAGCCCCGAGGTTGAGTGGTACCTCAAGGATCGCGGGTACAAACTCGATGCGTGGTGCGTGCCCTTGTGGCGCACGAAGGAACCGCGCAACGTCCGGGGCGCTTACTTCGACCCGGCATGCGTGGATCGGGTCATCGACTCGCTGTCTCGGATGCGCCACACGCAGGGCAAGTGGGCGGGGACGCCGCTGCGACCCGACCCATGGCAGGTCGCCTACATCGTTGCGCCGATCTTCGGTTGGGTCACTAAGGATGCGTTCGGTCGGGTATCTCGGATCATCCGCAACGCGTGGATCGAGGTCCCGCGCAAGAACGGCAAGACGACGATCGCGTCGGGGCTGGCGCTATACCTGGCATTCGCTGACGGCGAGGCGGGCGCGCAGGTGATCGCGGCAGCTGGGTCGAAGGACCAGGCCATGAACGCTTTCCGTCCCGCGTACCTGATCGCCGGCAACTCCCCTGACTTCAAGGCCGCCGGAATCCAGTCGATGAAGAAGGAGATTCTCCGGCCGGGTGACCAGTCGTTCATGAAGGCGGTCGGGTCAATCGGTGACCTTCTCCAAGGATCGAACCCGTCCGGCTTCATCGCTGACGAGATGCACGTCCACAAGGACATGAGCGTGATCGACGCGCTCGAATCCGGCACGGGTGCTCGCGACCAGCCGCTCGGGTTCATTATCACGACCGCTGACGACGGCGGCCAGTTGACTCCCTACGCGCTTCGGCGTGCTCACATCGAGCAGCTCGCGCGTGGTGCGATCAAGTCCCCGTCCGAGTATGGCGTCGTGTTCGCGGTACCGGAAGACGCGGACCCATTCATCGAGGCGACATGGAGGTCCGCGAACCCCGGCTACGGGATTTCGCCGACCAAGGACTTCATGCAGGCCGAGGCAGAGAAGGCGAAGTCCTCCCCGGCGAACCTGTCCCGATTCTTGCGGCTGAACCTGAACGTCAGGACGAAGCAGGAGACGAAGTACCTTGACCTGCGGGTGTGGGACCGTAACGCGTCGATCGTGGACGAGTCGGCGCTTGAAGGCCGCGAGGCGTTCGGCGGGCTTGACCTGGCGTCTACCTCAGATCTGTGCGCCCTCGCGTGGTTGTTCCCGTCCGATACTGGCGGGTTCGACGCGATCTGGCGACTGTGGACTCCTGAGGAGAACCTCAAAGCGCTCGACAAGCGGACTGCCGGCATGGCGTCAGTGTGGGTGCGCGAAGGATTCCTGACGGCGACTCCGGGCAACGTCGCGGACTACGACTACATCCGCGCGCAGATCAACCTCGACCGCGAGAAGTTCAAGGTGGCAGGCGTGGCCTACGACCCGTGGAACTCCTCGCAGCTCGTCAACGACCTCGTCTCTGATGGGTGTCCCATGGTGAAGACCCGCCAGGGCCTCGTCACATTGTCGGGGCCGACAAAGGAACTGCAACGCGTCTTACTTGAAGGCACGGCTGAGCGGCCGATGTTCCGTCACGGCGGCAACCCCGCCGTGCGCTGGCAGGCAGACAACCTGTCTGTCTCGATGGACGCGGCCGGGAACGTGAAGCCTGACAAGGCTCACTCGGGCGACAAGATCGATGCCATTGCGGCGGTTGTCAACGCCATGTCGCTAGTGCTAGCGGTCGGCCCAAAGAAGCACTCCAAGTACGAGGATCAAGACCTCGCGGTCATCTAGTCAGGAGCCCACCGTGCGCAAAGACAGACTTCTGCGCGACCTCCTTCGGGATCGGTTCGTGGTCACCCTGTTTTCGGGCGAGTCGTTCGAGGGTCTGCTGGTCGACGCGGACGAGAAGACGTTGCGGCTCGTCGATGCCTACGGGCTCGACGGCACCAGTCGAGTCAAGGTCGACGGCGAGCTGTTCATCCCGCGTGACCAGATCACCTACATGCAGCGTCCGGGGGTCAGCGCATGATCGTTTCCTCGGGCAAGACCCTGGACTTCGCACCGCAGGCGCTCGGCGAGACCACTCCGACGCTGTCCAACGGCTACTTCTATGCGCAGTCGGGCCTCTCGCTCGCGGGCAAGTTCGCGACGTATGCGGCGCTGTACCGTGCGCAGCCGGTCGTCTCCACGCTGGTCGACAAGATTGCGGGTAGCGGCGCGCGGCTCACGGTCAAGGTGTGGGACAACACGCCCGCGACCGGAAAGGTGCAGGACTCGACGTCGCCCTATGCGCTGCTCCTCGCATCGCCATCGACGGTCATGTCCCCGTTCAACTTCTGGCGCTGGACGTTCAGCACCTACGAGATTTACGGCGAGGCGTTCTGGTACAAGCAGCGCGACGCGGACGGCCAGGTCATAAACCTCCTGCCGATGCACCCGAGCCGTACTGCCGTGCGCCGTAACTCCGAGGGGGAGGTCGAGTACGTCTTCACGCTAGGCGTCGCATCGACCGGCATCCTGACCGCGCCGGCTGAGGATGTCGTGGCGTTCCTGCGCTACAACCCTGACTCCCTCATGCGCGGCCTGTCTCGCCTCGAGCCCCTGCGCACGACGCTCCTGAACGAGGACGCGGCGCGGCGCGCGATGCAGTCATTCTGGAACAAGGGCGCCCGGCCTGGCATGTTCCTGCGTCACTCGGGTGAACTATCCCAGGGCGCACAGGACCGGCTCCGCGCGAGCGCCGATGCGCGGCACGGCGGGGCTGACAACTTCGGCGGGACCATGATCCTCGAAGAGGGTATGGAAGCGCAGATCGTCCAGCTCACCAACGAGGAGATGCAGTACGTCGACTCACGGAAGCTGAACATGCAGGAAGGCTGCATGGTCTACGACGTGCCCCCGCCCGTGGTGCACATCCTCGATCACGCGACGTTCTCGAACATCACCGAGCAGATGCGGTCGATGTACCGCGACACAATGGCTCCCCGGCTTGAGGACTGGGAGTCGGTCATCGACTTCTCGCTCCGGTCAGAGTTCGGCTACGCGCAAGATGAGCGCCGTGCGACATTCTCGCTCGACGAGGTGCTGCGCGGTGACTTCGAGACGCGCGCCACTGCGGTCGTCGGCCTCGTCTCAAGTGGCGTCATGAAGCCGTCTGAGGGTCGCCCGTTGTTCGATCTGCCTGATGCCGGCCCGCTTGCGGATCGCCTCTATGCCAATGCCGCACTCGTCCCGCTCGGGTCGAACGCAACGGCTCAGGTCGCAACGGACGGGACGATCATCCCGACGCCGATGCCTGAGCAGTCTGCTGCCGCCAAGTCGATCACGCGCTCGCTCATGGGGCGAGTGTCCCGCAAGGCGACGACGAAGGACATCCGGTCAGGACTGGTTGACGGTCACAAGGTTGAGCTCGACAAGTTCTTCGGTCGTCAGCGCGATTCAGTCAAGGCTGCGCTCGCCAAGAAGGATGCCGGCGCGTTTGACCCGTCGGCATGGGACGGCGACCTGGCGACCATTCTGCACTCGCTCTCTGCGGCTACGGCTAAGGCGATCGGCGCGAAGGTTGCGGCCGACCTGGGAGGCACCTACAACGGTTCCGAGATCGAGGATTACCTGACTTCGAACGCTGCGAGTACAGCGACGGAGATCAACGCGACCACGCTCGCGCAGATCGTCAAGGCCATCGAGAACGCTGCGGCTGAGGATGACTTGGGCGACACAATGGACGGCCTGTTCGACGGCGAGATTGCGGCCCGGTCGAGTCAGATCAGCATGACCCGTGTTGCCGTCATCGGTGGCCTCGCTTCCCTCGTGGCGGCCCGGCTATGTAAGGCGAAGACGAAGACATGGGTCACCACGTCGGGCAAGCCGAGGTCGTCTCACGCGGCCATGAATGGCGAGACGGTCGAACTCAACACGCTGTTCTCCAACGGGATGAATGGCCCAGGCGACTACAGCGGTGGCGCCGACGAAGTAGCGGGATGCTCCTGCAACCTCGACTTCTCCACGGAAGGCTGACTATGAACATCGTCCGCAAGGATGCCGCCCTGACCACGACCGGCGCAGACGAGGACTTCCCTGGCACGTTCGAGGTGATCCTGTCCGCGCCGACCGAGGA